AATGTCGGGATGTATCTCCCTAAACTCGTCAAAAACAAAGAAACTAGCCTGTAATGAGAGCAATCTACGTACGTCGTTGGCGTCGTCGAGGCCCCTGAAGAGCACTTCGCACTCAATTTCACCTACTTTTATAAGGAATTTGTACTCCGTTTTAAGAAAAACACCCATTACACCGTCAGGAATCCACTTTAGGAAGTCAGGAATGGACGTATCGCGCAACTGTTCTCGCGTATTTCGTACCCAAATCGCTCTCGAACGCCTAATTCCGTCCTTACATGGGGCCATAAGCGCCGCATGGTGTAGAATTTTCATAATTCCGGCTGTCGTCTTCGTCGATCCTACCGGGCCCACAGCCAACGAGATGAATTTTTCACTGTAAAAGAACTCATCGAGACTTTTTATGACCTCAAAATTAATTTCATGCATCATTATCGAGCGCTTGACCCTCTATAGTAATGGCATCTTCCTGATTTTTTGCGCGTGTGATGTTAATTACAACCTGTGGGCCCGCCCCAGCGACATCTGCCTTGGTATCAGGCTCTAGTCTGCCCATTTTATTAAGCAATTTTTGAAATTCTATACGCGCAGTCGGGTTTATCTCAGGATTTTGCATTGTGCGGAACAGGTTGTCCAGGTTTACAGCGCCTAACAGTCGCGCCACAGTCTCCATTAAAGACGGATCTTCCTCAATCTTAGCTAATTCAGTAGGCGTAAGGATAGGTTCCGCTACTTTGGTGGGGTCTATAACATGGTTTACGCGTTCATTCATACCCGCACGTTAACAGATAAGGTCTTTTCCGTCAAGAAACAGGTAAATGAGAACAAAAAGGGAACAATAGAAAAAATAGGGGTTGCGATATACGGACTACATAAGGGCTGGGGCAGGGGGGCTACCCCTTCGGTCACTCCCTCCCCTTGTTTACCTCTCGCTAGTGGTAAGCGTCGTCGCTAACGGACGTCGCAACCAGATGTGAGCCTGCCTGCACTAGCCATAGGAATATGTGTGAACTGCGTAACTGCTAGGCGAGCCGTGTCACCGAGACGCACGTTAAATCACAAAGGGGTCTACGATTGTGTAGTGACCGAAAGGAATAACGCACCCTGCTCACAAGACGGCCAGATGTAAGCACGCCCTATGCGTGCCCGAATGTAAAACGCAAGGCGTATTCCCACACGTGTGTGTGGGTCTCGAGAGAGATCGGCTGAACCAGTGCGACCGACTAATCGGCGTGGGCTAGTAGTGGAAACGCTCCCCATAACGAAAACGGCTGACGTGCATCTTGGCAATGCTCTAGGCTTCCAGACCAACTATATCTAAAATTGGCACGGTTTCATGTAGCACATGACACATTGTGTGTGACAGGCTACGATTGTATATCGTGCCAACACGTTGTCTGCTTGTCAGTCTCAGTCGTACTGTCACACGCATGTGTCAACGTAGGTGACGTCATATGAAACGTCATAATGAACGTCATAATGCTTTGTTCAATGAAATAAGGCGTTTGGTGTACCCATTATGACGTTATGACGTTATGACGTTAATATAGAATAGTACGAGATATGTGAATATCTGCCTTGCAATGTACGAATTTGCGAGGTGTTTATCTATTCCTCTTATTACTCTTAAACTCCGTCATAACGTCATAATGCTTTGTTTCCAATGGGTTACGCAATCCGTAACGTCATAATGAAACGTCATAAGCCATTGGCGTCACCTAGTTTGACACATGTAACAACAATGGAGGATTAATCATGTTCAATGACGCAAAAGCATCAAATAAGTCTATCAAGCGACGAATTGCGAGTATTTCAAAGAGAAATGCTACCTTGAGGGCAGATATACAAACTTGTCTTTGTAGCATATCTGCGCATGCCTATCAGCATGGTGATGTAACAAATTTTACTCACTTGATTGATGGCGTGAAAGGTCAAGACGCAAAAGCTATAGTCGATTGGATTGAGGCTTATGGTTTTGCTAAGCTAAAATCTGATGGTACATTTATCTTGAATAAAGATATGCGTATCAAAGCCGACTTTGCAGATGGTCAAGCCGTGTACGACGAGTATACCCATGAGGATACAGAGGTCGTTGCTTGGTTTAAGTTTGTAAAGACTATCAAGCAGATTGCGAAAGATATGACGCTCGACCAAATGATTTTAGCTATGATCAAGAAATCAAGCGATAATCTTGACGAAACTGCTGACCTTAAAGGTAAGCCAAGAGCCACAGTTGTAAAAGAATCTACGTCTGGTGGTTTGGAGAGTGCTATCGCTCAGCTACAAATATTAGCGAATAACCCTAAAGTTGTTCCGTTAAAAGCAGTAGCTTAATATTCCTTGAAAGTCGAAACTAGGCGATACTCTCGCCTAGTCTATCGTTGTGTGGCTCACACGATACTGAGGAGACAAGCCAATATTCCATTACATACATAAGAGGTGCTATATGCATAAGCCTAAAAAGATTAGACGTTCGCAAACACGACGTTGTGCGAGCCATAACTTTACCAAGCCTGCCGAGAGGGTGCGAGGTAATTGGGGAGCAATGGAGAAATCTTCTGCTACACGCAAAGAGAAACTTGCCGTGCATAGGGTTGCCAAAGTTGTAAACAAGAAATGGCGACAAACGCTACGCAAGTGTGAGATAACCGAGCGTAATGGGTTATGGTATGTTATACCGACTAACGCCCCCATAGATGTAGGTATGTACGCATACGAAACAATATCCGAAGCTATCGACGCAAGTCGACAGATATAAGAGGAGGACTAATTAAGAATAGCGTGAAGGACTAAGCATAGGTTTTCCGAAGCTGGGAATTAGGGCCAAGCCTTTCAAGGCGGAATCCCCCAGTTCGGTAAAAACCAATGCTTCTTCTCAATTGAGAATGACGTATACCATACGTGGTCAATATGGGTACAGTTCTTCACGCTCGACCACAACAGAAAAGAAGAGAAAACGCAAACATAGGAGGGTATTACCATCACATGGAATTGTACTATGCCAACGTCGAACAAGTAGAATGACACGTTGGCATGGAAAGGAAACGACACTATAAAGTGGTCGCCCATTTATATTTATCAGAAACGCATTGTGCGTATTGCTGATTATGAGGGAATCATAAGTATAGGCATGAATTAGGTTGTAGCATCAGGCTTTGGTAAAGATAATCTTTATCATCAGACGTGGCGGTGTACCAACATGCAATAACAGTAGTTACATTCCCTAAAAGCTATAACATAGCGTTGTGTGAACAACGGAAACATCAGATAAACAAACATCATAGCTTGGTACGCTCCCCACGTGCCAAGCTTTTTTTTATGGGGAACACAATTAAAACTTGTAGGTGCAACATGATTAAAGAAATCAAAGACATCTTATCACGTATGACGTGGGCTGAAATTATACAAAGTATAGTTGGTTCGCTATGCGTCTTTGGAATGATCTATGTGCTTTTATTAATTGCATATGGATTGGAGGGTATTAACTATGTTCATTGAATATGTAACTGCCCTTGTAATTTCGTATAACATTTCGATTGATGGGGAACTTCACGACGTGACTTCACACATTTGGTTTAAAAACCAAGACGAGTGCCAAGAAGTATTCCAGTATAATGCTAAACTAAGTAAATCCGTCGACAACCTGTACGCACATTTACGTAACATCTACGGCAAAGACATAATGATGGGTTGTAGGCAAACAGAGATAGTAAGCAAACCTTTAAATGTTCCACCCCCACGACCAAAAGAATTGGAGAATTAATATGCGACAGATAATTGGGTCAATACTAGGGTTCATTAGCTTTGGTATTTTACTGCTAACGTATATGTGCATTATGTTTGACACGACTATAAGTACCGACACCGAAACTCTATTGAATATGGGGATTGTAGGTTTCGTGGGATTTATTGTTTCTTTGTATTTAGTATTCGTCGCGTCACCCCGGCCGCAGGTATACTACGACGACATAATCAGAGACGCGATTGTGCTAAGCAAAGTAGAAGGGTGGCTTGAGGAAGAAATATATGATGGAGCACAAGTTAAGGAAGCCATTGATAATAACGACGAGTGTGTAACTTCAGATAATACAGACGGCATTATCTATGGCAGACATGAGTGTGCCGAAGGTTTATTAAATCAAATTAAGAATTGGAGATCAGATTTAAAACTGTCTAATTAGTAACGTGTTGACAGTTTAGGTATTTACGTGTACATACATGTAGTATCGTTTACGCACGTTTACACACACCCACAATTTATGGAGGTAAGTATGGGTTCTATTAATCAAATAATCAATACTTCTGTTCAGATGTATAAGAAGTCGCCCAAGGTTGTCGTCGACATCGTTGGTAAGCCTGGGGAGGGTAAGAGCGACGCTTGTATACAGATTGGGCGGAAACTAGGGTTCGCAGATGATCGTATCCTAGTGGTGCATATCAATAACCATGACGTCGTTGACTTTACGGGCGTCCCCAGTGTGACCGACGGAATGACTATCTTTAATCCATCAAAGATGTTCTACGATTTTCGTGAGGGTACTGGTGGGGGCTTGATTGTCCTTGAAGAACTACATCAATCGTCGTCGCATCACCAGACGTGGGCGGCAGGCTTCATGCTAGAGCGTAGGACACCATGTTTTGAGTTAGATAAAAATGTTAGCATCATTGCAACTGGTAATCGTGCCGAAGATCGGGCAGGGGCTAAGCCGTTGTTAGGACACCTTAATGATAGAATGTATCATTTTGATGTTGAGACATCGCTTGACGACTGGTGCGAATGGGCGCTTGCACATGACGTAAATCCACTTGGTATCGCGTTTCTGAGACTACGACCTAATCTGTTAAATGATTACGATCCCAACAGACGTAGTAACCCAACGCAGAGATCATGGACTAAGGTGTTTAAAGAAGTGCCTATGGATTTGCCAAGTGATCTTTACCTCATGGCATGTGAAGGAAAGGTTGGTGAAGGTGCGTCGGCTGAATGGGTTGCGGCTAAGGATATGATGGCGAAGATGCCTAGTATCGACGTTATTAGAATGCATCCAGAGACGACGGAGACACCGAAAGAGCCTGCCGTACGTTACGCAGTAGCTACATCTTTGTCTGTGACATCTACTGTGGATAGCTTTGAAAGTGATATGAAGTATGTAACACGATTGCCAAAAGAATTTGCAGTTGTGTACTTAACTGACGCTCTCAAAATTAACCCTGCAATACAAACCACTAAGGCGTTTACAGACTATGCAGTTAAGAACGCTGATCTATTCAAATCATAGGGAGAAATATAAATGAACTTAGAATTACAACGAGCATTGGCTGACGCCGTAAGGTCGAGTGAACACGACTCATCACCTACGCCGTCTTCTCCTGCTGCTGCAAGCAACGACGCCACAAACGTCGCAGATGTTTCACGGGCCCCTGAACAGGAACTATCAACTGAACAACCCGTGCGTCAGTTAGTAGAGGTCAAGCCTCTTAACGAGAAAGCAATTCTTGTTACACTAAAGCGTGGTATGTATCGACCATATATTTCTGACGTGTCTGCGACAGAGGAGTATGGTGCAGGTACAGTTAACAAGCATTTGTTTGATGGTAGAGATAATCTAGTCAAGCGAACAGTTGCTAAATTTACCGCGGTATATACTTACGTCAACGACAATACTGTCCCGTGGGCGGTAGGACAACGTATGTTAAACATGATGAACTGGAGTGATTTTACTACTGGTTTACGTGAACTTGTCGACGATGCTCATGCGTCAGTAAATATTCTATGCCATAATTGGGATAGCGTATGGCGTAATGATCTTGCTCGCATACATCAGATTGGTATGGCAAAAGGTAATCCTGATCTTGCAAAAGAGAGCGACTATCCCGACGTAGATGATTTGCGGTCTCGTTTTTCAATCGACGTACAATATAGCCCGATACCCAAGGTTGATGACTTTGACCCACGTTTCGGTATGAGCGAAGAAGAGAAGTCGTCGTTGCAACGCCAGCTGGATGACGTGCAAACATCTGCGTCAAACCATGTAATTGAACAGATGATTAAGCCGTTAGGGGAAGCGGTTAAGAAACTGTCAGTACCTATTGGTACAGATGGCTCTGTGTTCAGAGATAGTCTGATTGACAATATGGTAGAAGTAGCTGACCGAATGAACCGAGTATGTCTGAGTGATGATACATTAATTAGACAACCGATTGCTAAGTTAAACGCACTCGCTTCAGGACTGGCAGGAAACAAGGAAGTCATACGACATAGTCCTAATGCCCGAACTCAAGCCAAGAATGATATTGAAAGCTTGATGGGTAGAATGAAAGGGTTGGTATTATGAGTAAGTATAGTAACTATCTTGTCGATCTTGAAGATTTATTAGGTGGGCTTCTTGAAGATATGACAAACGAGCAAGCCTTAGTAGAAGTAGAAAAACTACGTGGCACAATAGCTAGAAACGACGCAGAATCCATACTTGATAGATGGGAAAGAGAATTTGCGTAATTAAATTTAAATGCTAACCTAAACAATCACGATAATAATTGGAGGAATATAATGTTTGACCAAGCGTCAATGGAGAAACTTTCTCCCGAACAACAGAAAGAAATAGAGAAGAAGGTTATTAAGGCTAAAGCACGATTGATACTTGATCATCCTTTCTTTGGTATGGCAGTGAGCAAGCGTGATATTATTTATTGTTATAATACACCAACTGCGTCGATGGATGCTGTGGGGCAAATGCGTCTGAATCCGCATTTTGTTTCGAAGCTTAGTCAACGGAACGTAATCTTTCTGTTAGCACATGAGGCGATGCATTTTATGTTGTCTCACTCAACAAGGCGTGGTGTACGTGATCCTGAGATGTGGAACATAGCCGCTGATCAGGTTATCAACGACACTCTTATCGATGCGAAAGTTGGTGACTTCATAGAAGGGGGTTGCCACTTTGATGGGGCAAGAGATAAATCTACTGAAGAACTGTACAATGATCCTCCGCCCGACGACGGAAGCGGATCTGGAGGCGGTATTGGCCTCGACATTGGTGACGCAGTAGATGGACACGGCAACCCTCTTGACGAGAGTAAGATCAAAGAACTAGAAGCCAAAGCAAAAGTTGAGGCAATACAATGTTCTGCCCAAGCTAAGAAACGTGGTAAGTTGCCTGCTTCACTCGAGCGTATGATCGACGAGTTGGTTCATGTAAAGACGCCTTGGTATGATATACTTGAGCGTTATTTTAATGGAAAAATTAGAGATGGTTGGTCATGGAAAAGACCTAATCGTAGGTTCGTCGGCTACGGCGTTTACCTCCCAGGCGTCGACTACACGCCACGGATGGGCCCGATTGTAGTCGGCGTTGATACGT